TGAACAACCTCAAGACCTTGGAGCTACAGGCACTGGTGGCGGCAACATCGGAACAGGAAATGTACCGCAGGCAGGGGAGAGTGAATTCTCTGGTTAACCTAGAGACACTTCAAGATCAAGTTTCTGAAGCTAAGAACAGGACATAATAATATGTATGATAAAATGAAAGTTAAATATAATGAAGGCTCAATGCTCACTACGCCTGAAATGGAATTAGAAGATACATACTCTAACATCCCTGAAGATGAAGTAGAAGCAGCAGAAGCTTCACAACTACCTGATGATGAAATGGTAGACACTTTCCAAGACTTCGTATTAGGCGAAGCTCTTACAGAAGACGAACAAGACATGCTTTCAGAAGCTTTAGAAAGCAATGTAGAATTAGCAATGGTCTTTGATAAAGTCTTAGACGTTGCAGCAGAATTCTCTGGTGAAGGTTCCGTAGAAGGAATTGGTACTGGAGTATCAGATTCGATACCAGCTAGGTTATCGGACGGTGAATTTGTTTTCACCAAAAAGGCTGTTGATTCAATTGGCGCTGAAAACCTCCAACTTATGATGGATGAGGCAGAGCAAGCTTTTGATGAAGGCGGTCGAGTACAAAAAGCATTTGGCGGTTTAACTGAAGACCCGCTCCAAAATGAAAAAACATACGGAGTAACTGAAGTTGACGACACGAATAGAGACATTAAAAAACAAATGATGTCTGCTAATCAAATGCCAAGTCTTTTATAATCAGTAAGGCTACCTAGACCCTTAGCCCCTTACTAACTTTTAACCTAGAGGCCACCTTTTAATTCGAGACCCTGTTACGTTTAGCTAACTAAACAGCCACCTTGAAAGACGAAAAGCCCCAATAGGAGTGTGACAATATGTCTAACGAACAAGTAGTAGAAGAAACTGCAAACCCTTACAACTCTAAAAAGTCTTGGCATACGCCAGATGAAGGAAGTTCAGGATCAGCAGACGGAGTATTCTTTGAACGACCAGATAGTAAACAGGCTACCCCCGAAGAGGCCCCTGAAGAAGCTACTGAGAAGAAGCAAAGAACCAACTATAAGAAACGATACGATGACTTAAAGAAACATTATGATGAGAAGGTTTCTGGTTTTAAACAGCGAGAATTAGAACTGCAAGCTGCGGCTGAGAGCACTGCTCCAAACGTCCAGTTAAAAAGCGCAGAAGATTTAGAAGCATTTAAAAACCAATACCCTGACCTATATGATACAGTAGAGACTGTGGCTCACATGAAAACTGAGACACAAACTAAAGCACTTCAAGCTAAAATGGACATGATCCAAGATCGTGAAAACACGATAGCACGAAGAGAAGCTGAAGAAACTTTACGGGATCGTCATCCTGACTTCGAAGATATTCGAGGTGATGACAATTTTCATAGCTGGGCTAAAGAACAACCTGAAGCAATTCAAGGTTGGATCTACGATAACCCAGACAATGTACAACTTGCAGTTAAAGCTATTGATCTTTATAAAATGGAATCTGGAATTTCTACTAAAGGTAAACGTAGGGCTAAAGCGTCACAAACCACTGGATCAGCAGCGGACATGGTATCTACTAAAACAACTAATGTAGGCACTGATGAAGCTAAGATCTGGACACAACGGGAAATTAATTCGCTTAGTCTCGACCAGTATGATAAGCACGAACAAGAAATTGATCAAGCTATCATGGAAGGACGAGTGCGTTAATTCTAAACTTTTCTTTTTTTTAGGAGTAACATCTCATGGCTAAATTCCAAGGCGCAGGTAATCCAGCACCCGGTAACTTTGACACACAAATCGCAGGCCAAACTAACGGTCTTTTCTTACCAGAAGTCTATTCGAAAAAAGTACAAAACTTTTTCCGTAAAGCTTCAGTAGTAGAAGCAATCACTAACACTGATTACGCTGGTGAAATCTCATCTTTCGGTGACTCTGTACAGATCATCAAAGAACCAGAAATCACTGTGCATGATTACACTCGTGGTGCGGACACTGATGCAACACCTTTAACTGACAAAGAAACTTCGTTAGTTGTTGATACAGCAAAAGCATTCAAATTCGTCGTTGATGATATTGAAAGCAAAATGTCTCACGTAAACTTCAAAGAAGTAGCTGCTTCATCTGCTGCTTACGCTTTGAAAGATGCGTATGACACAGCAGTACTAGCAAAAATGTTTGCTGGTGTAGGTACTGGTGGCATTGTTGGCGGTGACGATACAACTGACGTAGACACTATTGACGGTGCTGATGCTGCTGATAAACCAATCGACATCTCTGGTGTTACTGGCGGTGCTGTAGATCCTCTTGACATCATGGCTCGTTTAGCTCGTATTCTTGATGAGCAAAATGTTCCAGAAGAAGGTCGTTACTTCGTAGCTCCACCTTGGTTCTACGAGCAATTAAGCCAGTCTAGCTCTAAGTTAATGTCTGTTGACTTTAACGGCGGCCAAGGCTCAATCCGCAACGGTCTAGTAAGCTCTGGTAAGTTACGAGGCTTTGAAATGTATAAGTCGAATAACACTCCGGCTGCTACTCAAGGCGGCGCAGTGCAAGAAATCTTGGCTGGTCACATGTCTGCGGTATCTACTGCACAGACTATCGTGAACACTGAAGTCTTGCGTAGTCAGACTAGCTTCGGCGACATCTGTCGTGGCTTGCATGTATTCGGTGCGAAAGTTTTACGCCCTGAAGCACTAGCAAAAGCATATGTATCTTCTTTAGATTAATATGTAGACTAAGAGCGAGGGGTGTAAAAGCCCCTCAATCTTTTTAGAGGTATTGAAATGTCTAATGTAATAGGTTCACCAACTAAACCAGCAGTGATGAATATAAGAAAAGTAGTTAAAGTAAATAGTTCAGTATATACTGGAGAGTCTAAAAAGAACTTTGACGACAACTGGGATGCAATCTTTAAAAAGAAAGATAAAAAAACTACCGAGGAAAAGTAAATGGCAACATCATATTTAGATTTGACTAATGAACTTCTTCGTGAGTTAAATGAAGTACCGTTAACAACGGGTGACTTTGGACAAGCCCTTGGCATCCAAGCATACGTTAAAGACTGCGTTAATCGTGCGTACTTCGATATTATCAATGAAGAACCTCAATGGCCTTTTCTAACTGTTACTGAATCAGGTGGTGTTAACGACCCGATGTTAGGAAATATATCTGTAGATACTGTTGCAGGTCAAAGATTCTATGAGCTAAAAACAAACGGCTCACACACACAAGATTATAGTTCTATAGATTGGGATACATTCTATATGACAACAGTAGGAGTAGCAGGAGAGACTGCACCTTACTCAGCGAATAACTTACGCTACACAACCACAGAAGAGTGGAAAGATTATTATCGTATCAGCGAAAACTTAGATGATGCGGATGCACAAACTTACGGCGAACCTGCTCGTGTGATCAGAAGCCCTGATGGACGCAAGTTCGGTCTAAGCCCCCTCCCCGATAAAGTATATAAAATATGGTTTACTGCGTGGGTACTACCTACAAAGCTTTCAGCGTCTACTGACGTAATCGTATTCCCCGAAATGTACACCTCTGTCTTACTTGCTAAAGCACGTTACTACATCTGGCAGTTTAAAGACAATCCACAGTCGGCTGCATTTGCACTTGATGACTATAAAAAAGGAATGAAGTCTATGCGTTCAAATCTTATTGAGCCTACGCCTTCGTACTTCAAAGACGACAGAGTGAGATTTATTTAATGGCTGCTTCACAACCTTTTGGTTTTGTATGTAAAGGCGGATTAGATACTAATACTAATCAGCTCGCTGCTTTGGGTGCGCCCGGAACAGCTATAGAGCTTCAAAACTTTGAGGTCGATTCAGACTCCGGATACCGTAGAATTAATGGTTACACTCCTTACGGTACAGCTAAGCCAAATGGAACTGCGGATATTAAAGGTATCATGGCTTATGCGGGAGGACTACTTGTTTGTTCCGGCAGCGCTATTATGTTTACAATAGACGGTATAACTTGGGTCAATGTAGCTAGAGCCGGACAAACTAATACAGATCACACGTATGCTGAGTATTTCGTAACTGGTGGTGGTAAAACTCTTGTAGATAGAACAGGTCAAGGCCAGACAAGCTTTGTGTATGAAGAAGGTATAGGAGACAATGGAACTGTAGTTATTTTAGACGGTGATAACCTGCCGTTTACTCTTACAATTAAAGGCACTGGCGATTTAGATACTCGAACTTATAACGGCCATGAATTCGTAGTAGACTCAGCCACCACACCGTCTGTAGGTACTCGACACGAAACACGCCTCGTGGTAGGAGCAGGAACTTCTTTATATTATAGTTCTGTAGGTAGCGTCACTAACTTTTCGACAGGAGCACACTTAGTTCTTGGAGATACTATTGTAGGTTTAAAAAGTTTCCGTAATGACGTTATTATATTTTGTGCTAACAGCATCCATAAGTTTGTTAACATGGGAGCTGGCGTAAATGACGGGGAAGCTATAGTACCTATTACTACAAACGTAGGGTGCATTGCAGCCGGTAGTATACAAGAGATAGGCGGCGATTTAGTATTTCTGAGTTCTGATGGCATACGCACAGTTGCAGGTACAGCCCGTATTGGTGACGTAGAGTTAAGCTCAATCAGTCGTCAAGTCCAGCCCACATTTGCAAAGCTTGCAAAAAATATTAATAATCTTATTGTTTCAAGCGCTGTCATTCGAAGTAAAAATCAATATAGACTTTTCTACTCAGAAGCTGACGAGCTTGTATCAGGCTCTAAAGGCATCATAGGCACACTAACTAATAACGGTTTTGAGTGGTCAGAAACAGTAGGTATTCAAGCTCATGCTTTGGATTCAAGTTTTGATACAGATGGTGTAGAAAAATATTATCATGGTGATAAAAACGGTTATGTATATTTACATGATCAAGGTAAAAGTTTTTATAACGAAGGGGTTGCTTTCAATATAAACTCTAGGTACGTCACCCCGTTCTATGATTTCGGAGACGTGGGTAGCAGAAAAACACTACACTATGTAAAAGTCTCAATCAGCCCTGAGTCTACTGTAATCCCAACACTACATGTTAGATACGATTATAACAGCGTAGAGGCTCCGCAACCAACCCCTTATGTAATGACTACGATTCCTGTACCTTCTGTATATGGACTTTCAAGGTATGGGGAAAGCGCTTATGGCGGTATCGGTGATCCGATGGTTAGACAGGCTGTTCAGGGCAGTGGACACACAGCAAACTTTTCAATTATAAGTGACGACCAAAAAGGTTCTTACCGTATTAATGGTCTTTTCATAGATTACGTGCCAGCAGGCAGGAGATAAAAGAATGACAGGTTATACTAAAACAAAGACTTTTACAAATGGTGAGACTATTGACGCAGGGGACTTTACTACTGAGTTTAATAATGTTTCAGTAGCTTTTGATGAGAGCACAGGTCACACTCATAACGGTGACGTAGACTCAGGTGCTTATGTTCCTCTGATTAGTTCTGCTGATACCTTTACTAAGATCACAACTACTGAAGCTACTGACCAATTAAACTTTTATACAAATGTAAGCGGTGCGGCAGCACTTCAGCTTTCGTTTAAAGATGGTGTTATTGAACCGGGTTTAGATAGCGATGTAGATATTGGTACAACTGCTAAGCGCTTTAAAGACTTGTATGTCGATAGTGCTACGGTAACAGCAGACATAACTGCTAATGGTCAAGTTCTGTTATCTGATACCAGCACAATTAAATTTGGAACTGATGGATCTAACTATTTTGAAATCTATAAAGCAACTGGTGTTGCTGGCGGATCTTTTATAAAAGAAGTAGGCGGCGGAGCTATTACTTTACAGGGTCAAAATGGCTACTTACGAAGCGATACAAAAGCTGTTGCAAGTTGGGGTTCATTAGACATAGCTTTAAAATATAACGATGCTAACAGGATTGTTACTACTGATGCAGGCGTAACCGTAACAGGCACAGTCGCTGCTTCTGATGGTTTAACTGCTGACTACATTGACCTAACTGGTGGTGAATCTACAACAACTACAGGCACTATAGCTTGTAAGATGATTGTTTTAAACGATTCTTCAAACGATCTAAGTGACGGATCTACAATTTTTACTGAAG